TTAAACTAGGATTAAAACCAGCTTGACCAATGGTAGGTCTGCTTGAAGCAGTTAAATAATTATTACTGTCAGAATATGTACTTCCTGTTTGCGTTCCGTTTACATATAATTTCGTACTTCCACTTACTCTTGTGAGTGTTAGATAAGACCAAGCATTAACAAGAAGAGCAGAGGAGCCAGTAATTTTATCCCCATTTACGTGCAGTTTAGGAACACCGTTTGTAAGAAGAAAATTAACGTAAGTGCCATTAGTGTTTGGTGGACGAAAATCTATTATTACATCGTCACCAGAAATTGCTTCTGGGTACACCCACATAGAAATTTCAAAATCCGAAGTTCCTAAAGTCGGTGCCGTTGGTAAGCTTAAATAGTCACCAGTACCATCAAAATAAATAGACCCACCGTGATCGGCTGCATCGTATTCGTTATAGTCGTATGGTGAGAATGGTTCTGTGGAAACATCGCCGTTTACTGTGATAGAGTGATTGTTGGAAGCGGTACTGCTATGTGTATCAGCAATGTGACCTGTTCCAGAGTATAAAAATTTAGTATTACTAGAAGCTTCTAATCTCTCTGTAGGCCCACCAGATGAAGGTGTAATAGCTTCCCCGTGTGTAACTCTAAGATCAGTTATATAGCCATCCACACGATTGGAACTATTGTAATCCTGAGCTATATTCCACGCCCCACTTGTATCAGCAACATAGTTGTCAGTATGGCCTGTTACGGTTCCACCTTCTTGTGTGCCATTTACAAATAACTTTAACTCATTACTAGAGTTTCTATGCACACAAACGTGATACCAAGTGCTTAAATCTGATAATTGTGATGTACTCGTAATTAAAGTTGTAGAACCATTTCTCACCCTAACTGTATTACTACCTCTTCTGCTAATTTGAAAACCATTAGTAGCTGTTCTAAAATCTACGAAATACATTTGGTCATCGGCGTTTATGGGTTTAAACCAAAACTCTACAGTAAATGCACCTGTTCCAAAGTTTCCGACATTAGAAGTTTGAGGAATTGTTAAATAACCAGTCCCATCAAAGTAAGTAGAATAACCACCGCTGCGATAAGGGCTAAACGTACCAGCGTGGGCATCGCCATTTACTGTAATGCTATGGCTATTAGAGGAGCTATCAGTAATGTTACTGTTGTCAGACGTACCTGTAGCAGTAGCTAAAAGTGTAGTATGATTACTATCCGTTACAACTGTAACAAACGACAGACTAAACGCATTAGCGCTGGTAGCCTGATTGATGCCATCGCTGGCAGTAAACGTCAGAGTAAAAGTAGCATCTTGGCTGGCGTGAGGTGTCACAGTGAATACGTTTGTATTGTTGCCAGTGCCTTGCGCTACGGTAGAACCGTTTAACGATCCGCTGGTAACGCTGTAGCCGTAGGTAAGCGGTACTTCCTCTGGATCAGCCGCTGTAATTGTAATCACTGTAGCAGTCTGATCAGTAGCCAAGGTAAATGGCGTAGTGCCGCTAGAAGCGTCTGCAACTGAGGTAATGTTAGGGTTTGTATTCACCAAACTAACAGAGTACCAACCAGAGCCATTATTGATGTAAAATCTATTGGTAGCTGTAACGTAAGCCATATCCCCAGCGCTGTTGCCAGATAACGGTAATAGATCAGCCGTGGCGTAAACTACAGCCCCCGCAGCCACCGTATCAAACGCTACCCCGCCAGAGCCAGTAGATTTGAGGAACTCTCCTGCACTAGCGTCATCTAGGACGTTTGCGAGGGTGCTGAGATTTGATGCGTTGCTCATATTTTATCCTCAATACACAACTGTAACGTGATTACCGCCAGAGCCGTGACCAGTTGTGTAATTTGTTGACCCATTGCCGTGTATTGTAAATGTATAAGAGGAAGAACCGCTAGAAGACTGCCCAAAAGCAAGGTACGGGCCACCAGTAGTTGACATATTCGTAGATGTGTATTTCCCGTTTTGGTGAGATCCATTGGGTGATCCAGAGTCGGAACCCCAAGTTCCGTTTTTACCAACCCACAAGTAACTGTTATGCCACAGAAACATAATCCTATCCCCGTTTGAAAGACTACTTAACCCTTGAGAAGATCCAGCCGGAGTCGAACCATCAGATTTAATACCAACTACAGCACTCGTTCCCGTGTAACCTACATTTGTACCAAGATGAGAAGGGTACATATAAACAACTGGGTCATCACCGCTGCTTATGTTGTTTAACTCTACCTCAAAGTACAAACTTGTGAATCCGTTATTGTAAGCAAAAACATCTAAAACATTAGATATGCCTCCCCCCGCACTACTGCCAGAGGTTGAACCAGTGTGGCTATAAGTTCCGCTGTTTGTGCTATCTGCGCTAAAAAACCCTGTGCTTTGAGCAAAAGTAACCGATCTCAAAAGGCTAACGTCTACAGTTCTGGTAGTAACTCTAGCTCCGTCAGAAGCAGATAAACGAGCCTTAAAAGAGCCAAAATTGCTAGTAGACGGAGTAAAAGTATAAACACCAGTAGTTTGATTAACAGTTGTGTCGCTTGATAGCTGAGAAGGACGGGTATTATTTGTCGTGTTATAACTAATGCCGTAAGTTATATCAAAGCCTTCTGGGTCATACGCAGACATTGTTACCGCTGTTGTTGAACCATCTGTGTTTAAAGAATGTGTTGCGGGAGGTTCTGTAGTGACAAAGGGCGTTTCGTCTGACCCCTTCGCAATCCGCTCCCACACGTTAGTTGTGCGAATATAAAGCTGGTCAGCGGCTAGATCATAAGCAAGATCACCTTCAGAGGGAGAAGACACAGCGTCTATTGCCGCCTTATCTGCATAAGTTGCAACACCGCCACCAGCGGCATCAGCAAAAGTTGCAACTCCGCTGCCCTGAGAAGTCAGAACTTGCCCAGAGGTGGCATTGGTTATGGCTGTAGCTATGTTGCCAAGATTGCGGTTATTGCTCATTAGTTATATCCCGTATCCCACTTAGTGAAAAATGCTTTGTCTCCACCTGAAGACCTGAATACTTTTGCAAAAAGCCTTGACCCATCGTCCTCTTTGAAAAACGCACCTCGCATACCACCATAAGTCGAAGAACTTAATGTTAGTGAATGTACCCCGTTAGATGTTTCACTAAGTGTCGAGTAATCCCCTGCCGTTCCAAATGTGTAATCTATTAATTGAGAAACAAAGTTGCGCCAAAAAACAACAAAAAGCCTAAGCCCATCACCTTCAATAATCGAAACTGCGTCAAAATTTGAGTTACTTAAAGCGCTTGAAGATAAAGATGAAAAATCAACAGTAACTGGCGTGACCGAAGAAAAAGTATCAGATGACCAATCAAAAGAACTGCTCAATGAATACACTTTCATTGAACGATCTTCCCCTATTAGTAGCTTTGTTCCGTCTGAACTCATTGCCATAGAGTGAATGTTAGATACGCCATTTAAAGATTGAGTTGACGCAGTTCCAGCGGTGGACAAGTCGTAATCTGTGGTTAAAGAAACCATCGCCACAGTTGTTGCGGCGGTCTGATAAATAAATTTAGAACCCTCATCAACGAACCTCGATGGCCCCCCTGATGTATTATTGTTACCGCTGTACATACCACTAAAAACAGATGTACGAGAAGAGAGCGTTGTGCTGTACGCAGGTGAAACATTATATCGGTACACATTTGCGCCACGACTACTAAAAAACCTTGTTCCGTCTGCGTTAAATCCGATAGCTGGATCATAGTCACCTTCTTCAAAAGGCATAGACGATTGGTATGTTTCGCTATCTTGACTAAACGTAGAGTTAAAGTTTGTAAGGCTAGACCAGATCGAAAATGTCAAAGAAAAAGTTGTTGAGGCAATAACTCTATAGATACCGTCATCTGCTACAAATTTAGCAGTAAAAGAACCGCCGTTTGAGGTGTTTGAAGTTGCGGCAAATCTGAAAGTGCCTGTGCTTGGCTGCGTTATTGTCGCTTGCGCCTGATTTGCTGGGTTTACTACTACAGAGTAAGTAATCGGAAACCCATCGGGGTCAGAAGCTGCAACAGTTACATCTGTATTAGCCCCACCGCTAAGTGCATAGCTTGAATTTGGGCTTGTTGTGAATGCGGGGCCTTCTTGACTATCGGAATAAACACGATCCCACTCAGATCCATCCCAGACATACATTGCCTTTTTTGCTCCAGACGCACTAACGTCTTTTACCCACCCCATATCGCCGTCTGTATTACCACTGCTTGGAAGATCAGAATAATTGTTATAAACTGTTACGCCACCGCCTGACTCTGCCAATGAACCGTGTTCGACCACCTCAACAACATCGTTAGCTACAAAAGCTGAGAAGCCTGTGATCGAAGTGCCGTTAGTCGCTGTGAAATCTACGCCACCGCCTCTAAGCTTCACACCGTTTTTGTAGACCGCTACTTTGTCGGCTGTGTAGTCTACTGTAACCGCAGTTGCCCCTGTCGTGACCGTAGGAAACGTACTGGCATACGGACTAGCAAACGGTGCGCCATATTCAACAACTTCTACAATATCGCCTACAGCCGCTGCGCTAATAGTAATCTGCGTATCAGTGGCTGTTACCTCGCTGTCTGGTAGCTTAACACCGTTGAGAAACACTGAGATATTTTCAGCTTTCCAAGTGCCGGTAAAAACAGTTTGGTTAGCTGTAGCTACAGTTTTAGTCGTGGTAATTGGCTCTAATGAACCGCCGGTAACACTGCTGCCACTAGCCGTAACTACGCCAGAGCCATCTATGCTAAGACCAGTGCCGATCTTAATCCCGCCAAGCGCAGAGCTAGAGGCGGTAGGCAGAACATAGTTATTGGCACTGGTAGCAACTCCATCCAGCTTTGTCTTATCGGACGATGACATAAGGCCAGCGGCTGATGTTGTGGCGTTAGAGTAGCTAGTAATATCGCTGTGGTTGCCTAACCTGATCCAACTACCACCATGAGCAAAATACATAGCTCCATCGCCATGAACATGAGCTATACGTCCATGATTGCTTGAGGCTGATGGTAAGTCGCTGGTGGAACTATAGACCTCAACGTATTGCAGATCCTCAGCCGCTGGGCTGATAAAGACCTTGGCACTACCAGACAGATTAAGCAAGCTGCCCGTACTGGAGCTAGTTAAGGACCGTGTGAGAGTAGTACCTGAGTGTGTATAGGTTCCTGTGCCAATCTCCCAAGCTGTACCATCTTCAATAACATATCGAATGGTTTCACTGTTAAGAGAAGAAGGCACTGTTTGAAACCCAGACTCTGCGGAGCCTAGGGTGACTGTACCTGTGCCAGTGGTAGACGTAGCTACCTTTACACGATCTGCGAACTTAGCCATTTAAGAGCCTATTATGATGGGTCTGGGATACCGATATCAAACGTAGCTAATGAGAAAGAGTTACCACTTGTCACAGCCTGAGAAGCCGATAGAGCGCCAGTTACCAAGAGACGAGTACCGTCTACAATAGCGTAGTGACTTGCAGTGCCTGTATCTGTAACAGAACCTGTAGTAACAGCAGGTACAGCCACCTTACGGCCACCACCGCTTGCTGTTCTGTCTACTGCAGCAGGGATAGAAACAGCTACGTTACCTAAATCGTAAGTAGCGGTAGCTTCTGTGCGTGTTGTAGCTTCTTGTGAAGTAATGTAAATTGTTGTTGTAGCAGTGTTGAGCACGTTCAACCCACTATCAAAGATGTCGTTAGCTAGAAAAGCCATTAGTCAGTTTCCTTTTGTGTTTGAGTTGACCCTACATCTGGGTCGTATCTAAGTTCAGCAATGTCCATAAGGTCTTGAATAACCTCTGGGTGATCACTGACGTTAATATCTGCACCATTTAGGTTTCGTAGGAAACCTGCAATTTCTCTTAAGTCGTGTGGTGCAACATCCCCAGCCACAACCTGTGGCATAAGGTCATAGTTCAGACCGTTCAACTCCCAGAGGCGCTCGACAAGCTGCTTGTTAAGGACATCAACAATAGCTTGGATATAACTCTCTAATGCACGGAGGAACAAGTCTGTCTTACTCTTGGATAGGGCATAAGAGCCAGTATTACCGCCACCAAGCATAAGAAACTCTGAAAGGACGCTACGGGCTATATCGTGTTGATAGCGTCTTACTACGGGGTCTATATCAATATTACGAGTACCGTTAGAAGACATAAGCTCTACATCTACCAGTTTATGGTTGGTAGGCGCTCCGTCTTTATCGGGATAGGTGTCGGAAGGCAGTATAATGTACCCTTGCTCATTGAACTTGACGTCTCTGAGAATGCCTTGCAGGTTATTGACAAATCCAGATTGGGCCGCTGTGGCATCTCCTGACAAGTACTCAGCAGGGATACGAGCAACAGGGATACCAGCAAGTTCCCTCTCAACTGCTATGGCCTCAATAGACTGTAGGTTATTGACATATTCATAAGAAGTATAAGCATTGCGAAGTATAGAGCGGCCAGCAGGGTCACCATTAAGCGATGTCGTGCGGTAGTACAGACTTTTACGAGTAGGTATATAATTAGTGTTGTTATAGCGCGAACCATCCTGATATATACCTAAAACATCACCAGTTTGGTTATCTACATCAAACCTAGAGATTGTCCAAGGCGCACGAATAGCAATCTTGCGTACACCCATACGGCCATCAGAATACTTAGAGCGGCCTTTGTCGCTTCTTGTAGTAGGGCCAGTACGTCTTTTATAAACGACTTCAAACCAAGCAAAACCGTAAGACAAGCTCGAAAGAGCTTCAGCAACATGGTCATCAAGAGTATGGTCCATGTCATCAAGGACACTTTCAACAAACTCAGCTTCTCTTTTAGCTTGTGGGGTATCATTGGCTGGCATTACCTTTAAGTCTACGTCACGAAGGACTTGTTCTGTGGCATACATAACAGCACCTATAGTGCTATCGTTGTCTCTCATCTCACGGTACTTGCGTATAGCTTTCTTGCCACGAAGTTCCGGTAAAAACTCATCAGCCCTTATCTGACCATTAGAGGTGTTGTCACCTGCTACACCTAATATCTTCTTGGCCTCTGTTTCTGAGAGCTTCTTAGCCATTACCGTAATCCTTTGGCGCTACTATACGCTAGTTTCAGCGTAGGTTTTGCGTAGCCATTCAATGAGAGGTCCGTTATAGCCCAAACTAAAGCATCAAGACGGTCTGGTGAGCCTGTGGACCCTAAAGGTTCCCACTGTACCATCTGATCTTCTAATTCATTAAGGCCCTTTACGTGTTTTACTTTTCCTTGTTCGTAAAGAGCAGAAACTGGTTCAGCCCGTGCCATCTTCCCTCTGGATGCATGTACGAGCTTAATGGGTAATGTCGGATCTTCTGTCTGTAAGGTGTGGCGAACCATGTCACCACCTTGGTTTCTTTCCGCTACAATCCTATCTGCTGAATGAGTGTGATAGAGTTCAGAGGCTTTTGCTGCCCATTGTTGCGGTGTGTATCTTGCAGTGTGATCTTCTAAAGCGTAAGCTATGCCGTTGACATCAATACCGGCCACTACAATACCGGTCATGTCGCTTTCTGCATTGGATGTGATAGCTGGATCGATAGAAACAACCACCCTATTAAGAGATGGTAGATCATCCTTGTCTATTTCACACTTCGCAAGTTGCTGTCTATTCCATAATGCACCAGATGCTTCATCAAGTATTTCTGCATATAGTTCTTGTCTACCTAACCTTGTTCCCTCATAAGTCTTCTTTACTGCTTCTAAGAAGGTATCTGCTAGATTAGCTGCATTATCATAGGTACTCCCTTTGCTAATGATCGTCTTATCGTCTGATAGTATATTTCTAATTAACTTAGTTGTCTTAGGTGTGGTGGTGACAAAGACTTGAGGTCTTTTTCCTAATCTTAATCCAAACTGTAACATGTCCCATGTTGCTTGTGCGTTGTTCCAAGCACATAACTCATCAGTCCATGCGGAATAGGCTTGCGGCCCCCTTAGTCGTTCTGGATCTTCCGCTGAGAAAAAAACTGCTTTAGAGCCGTTATCCCATGTGAGAGTGTTGTTGGTAGGTGACCAAACAGGAAATCCAATGTCTTTTCCCCGATAGGTCTTATCACCCTT